CGCCTGCTAGTTGCCGTCAGGCTGCGGAAAAACAAGCAGCCTGACAGGAGACCGCGGAACGTTGCGTTCTCCTCATTGCTGGCGCTCGTAGCAATTAGGCTTTTGCTAAAATGCTATCGAACTGTCGCGAGCCCAATTGGAGCCACCCTAACGACCATGTACATAAAACGGTCCCTTAGGAGTGGTGCAATGTCCTCTAGCCAGCAACGCCAAACCTTCGTGGACCTGCCTTTAGTCAAGTCGAAACACCCAAAGGCACCCCACACCCACGGCGAGTCAGCTAACAACAGGACGGCAGGTTCTCACACTGCCTCCTTAGCTTGCCGCACTCTCGGCCTTGAGCCATACTACCTTCAGATGTCACTAGCTGATGTTAGAAAAGGCCGAGATGGTGATAGATCATATCATTGGGCGAAGGATATTGGAGTCGCCCCCGTTGAGTTCCATTACTCACCTGGGCGACAGGCACTGGTCCTGATAGACGTAGACCATTACGTCGACATGCCAAAGTTGTTAGCGCGCTACCCTGGAACGTTTTTCTTATCTACGTTTCAACCCACCTCGTGCGGCTGTGCCACCGGTGAGTATAGCTTTGCTTTCCAAGCGGACGGGAAAGTTTGCTATCGGGTTAGCGGAGGAGCGGAGTATGTGCACCATGTTTGGGACTACTCCAGCGACACGCTCCTCGTGGAAGATGCTGGCTTTGTTCATAAGACAGTCAGCGCCTACCACATCGACAAGAAGCCGTTGGACGACCACCATTGCCTCATTATGCTCAGCTTGATCGGTACATTCGACATTCCATCGATTGTGCCGACCAGCTGGGTGCTCAGTGGGAAACCGCTTGAGCGGCTCAACCCGGTGGTCGGGCAACACGCTGTCCTAGACATTGCTAAGAAAGATGGTTTGTACCGTAGCGTAGCAATATTAGGTGACCACAACTGTGTGACGCTAGAGAAATCCAAGCTCGACGCTATACACGCTGTGGCCCTAGTAGCTAAGGTACCCATTACTCCGGCTATTGTTGCTTCCAACATAGCCCCGTCTAGCCCAGCTGGGTTGCCGACGGAACGATTGCCACCAGGCCATGCTGCGATCTTGTCCAGCTACCTCAGGGCCGGCATTCCACCGTTTCCGCCTGTCGTTTATCCTCCAGACACTGGCTTGGTGCCAATCTGGTACGACAAACACGACTACACGGCCAAGATCCCCCTCGCCGGCTTTGGCGCGCCCCTCATTGGACCTTGTTATGCCCATGCCACGAGCATAGCAACTGAGGATAGGTGCGTCAAAGGGAGGATCGAGAAATTCCACGACCCACCAGGCTTTGAGGAACCCATGCCACCCATGTTGTACAATTGCATGCTGGAGTTCCTGGAGTTCGTGGTCCCAGTCAAACATATTGGCCACCCTGTGGACGACGATTATATCGCCGATAAGCAGGATAGCCCCTCACAACGTATGATACTGGATGAGGCTGGAGTTACTGGTGACAACACCAAATCCACCTGGGGCTTATTCGTCAAGAAAGAGACCTACACAAAGCCCACCGACCCTAGGCCAATCAGCCAAGCAAAGCCCAAGATAAAGCGAGAGTACTCTCGATTTATGTACGCCTTTCACAATGGCGTCATGGCCGAGCAGCGATGGTATGCGTTCAACAAGACCCCCGTTGAGATTGCAGATGAAGTCTGTAACATTTTGCGCGACGCTGCCTTTGCTACTATAGCTGATGGAAATAGGTTCGATGGCCACGTCAAGAGAGCAGCTCGGTTACTTGAGCGTTTAGCAATGCTTAGGTTCTTTGCTTCCGAACACCACGCCGCCATCGACGAGGCAATGGATAAACAGTTCGGCATTAAAGGCGCAAGCACACTTTACCGTGAGTACTTCTCCGGGTACTCACGTGGCTCAGGTTCACTTGAGACCTCGGACTTCAACTCGTTGCTGTCTTCGTTCATCGGCTACCTCGCACGGAGGATGGCTGGCCAAGACTCCGAGACCGCTTATCGGTCCATCGGCATCTATGGTGGGGATGACAGCCTTGAGGCCGATGTGGACCCAGATTGCTTGCGCAGAGCTGCCACCCTCATGAGGCAAGACTACGACGTCGACACCGTAAAACGTGGTGACGTTGGAGTCGAATTCCTCAATCGCCAATTTGGCCCGGACGTGTGGAACGGTGACCCATCTTCAATGGCTAATCCGTCCAGGCTACTCTCTAAGCTCTTTGTAGGACCAGCAGGCCTACATGATCCACTCCAGCGCTTCGCTGAACGCGCATCTGGCTATTACCGTATGGATAAGAACTCGCCAGTCATCGGCTCCATAGTCCGTGTTGCTCACGACTTACTTGGTGACCGCGATGACGGCGAGCTTATGCCTTGGGATGGCAAACACCCAGCTGAGTCTAACTGGCCCAATGTAGACTCCGGCTGGATGATAGACATCTTCATGTCAAAGATTCCTGACTTTGACTTTGGTAGATTCTATGAGTGGATAGACGTCATCGACAACATCGGTGATGCTAAACTGCTACTCGAGGCCCCGCTGTGTACAGCAGCCCCAGATGCCCCTCCGGTTACTAAGACCACTTGTGTCATCGGGGAGGAGCTGGTGTACGGTGATATAGGGCCCACCCTCCCAGCCACTGAGGTCGCACTCAGTGGCATCGTCCCGATAAAGACAGATGTTGCAATGGACGAATTGGAGGAGGCGTGTGCTGCCTTGGGTGCTGTCTGCATAACAGACACCGCTAAGGCCATCGAGCGTGTCATAGAGGTCAACGAGGCGTCTAAGCGAGTTCCTGGCGTAGATGCCAAGGGTGCCAAAACCTCCCCGCCGCCAAGTACTTATGATATGAGCCCAGCTAAGAACAAACAGCCAGTGCCAGAGGCCAAGCCCAAGGGAAGTGACAAACCACAGGACCCTAGGGAGTGGACCGCCCCGACCAAGCGTACTGGTGAGTCAGATGAACACTTCAGAACCAGGCTCGCTACCTGGGAGGAGTTCAGGGCCAAGACGATCACTCGTCTTGGCCTGGCGCAATGAGTCCACTAACTGGCCTTAGTGGGTTGGCGGGACGCCGCCAGGTCGATTTCAAACAATCACCTAGTAAGAAGCTTCCACTTCTACCAAACCCCACTATCACGGCCGACCACGTCATTGATGTCCTCGAGCACCAGCTCCAAAATTTCGATTTGCTCGAAGATCACATCCCAGTCCCAGTTAGAAACAACATTGCTAAAGTTCTTGCGCCTGTATTCTCTCTGTCAGCAGAAGGACTCGCACGCGCAACTCTCTATCTCTTTCGTCGGCTCTACCCTGACGTGTATTATCCAGACCTCCCTCGACTCGTCGCCCGATCTGCAAATAACCTCGGTTTCGACGGTGTTACTGCAGACCTCATCTCAAAACTCGTCGTAGATACTCAGGACATAGAGGATCTGCCCGAGGTGTTGCAATTCATCACGGACGGAACTACGAAAGGAAATCGCCTTGCCCCCATGCCCAATGGAAAAGCAGCTGGAGGCAAAAAGAGCTCAACTCCTCGCCGATCTAAGGCAGTTAGAGTCTCAAATGTACTTGTCAAGCCCAAGCGAGGAGCTGGAGCACTTGTTGCCCAGCCCAGATCAGCTCGCTTCAGCGGTGGATCAGCTCAGGGTCGATCCATCGCAGCCCCAGCCGCCTTCGGCCAGCAGAACAGACGGCGCTACCACCTTACGTCGGTGGCCCCACGGGGTGGTGCCACCGCATCGTTTGATGGTACGGAACTCATTCAGGTTGGTGCCGGGGCCGTTAACACGTCTGGTCTACAACTCGTCTACGGAGCGCCAATTCATCCTGTCCTTATGGCGGGCCTCACACGCCTCGTTACTCAAGCAGGCCTCTATGAGAAGTACCGGTTCACCAAGTTCAACCCAAGGTGGATCCCGGCCTCTGGCACCGCCACCCAGGGTGATGTTCTAATTGGGTGGGATCGTGACGCTTCAGACGCCTACCTTGATGACTCATCCAGCGTGACAACCCTCATCGAAGAGGAGGGTGCGGTTATCGGGTCAGCTTGGCTAGCCCAGGAGTCGCCTTACAGGTTCATCAAAGGCGACAGCCTCCCAAAGTTCGTAGGCCCGATTAACACCGAGGATGCCATCCGCGACAATTGCTACGGCCGCTTTTGGCTGTACTACGTCAGTACCGGGTCCCCGGCACCAGTTGGCTACATAGAGATCGATTACTCCATCGACTTCTATGGCGTCAAGCCAGGGTTCTCTGGCGCTGGCGACCCCCTTGAGTCATACCCAACGTCACTCACCACTTTGAACTTTGACACGCCGAGTGGCAACAACACGGCTGTCATCGGTTCCATCGCAGCATTTGCTACCACCCCGCTTCAGGATGGAGCAGTGTTCGAGGTGACCATCATTGACTCAGGTTACAATGCTCAGAGCACTAAGCTGCAAGTTGAGTTGTCATCTGCCACTACGAGCGCCCAGAGCGTTACAGTGCAAGCTGGTGACATACTCTATGCTCGCATCGATGCAACTACCAACAACACCAAGGCTTTGTTCTATCCAAGCCTGGACAGCGCCATGACCAAGACCAACGGGCTCCTGTATAAAGCCGTGCCCTCGCCAGCAGGTCCGTTTTCTGCCCTGGTCACGCTTGTCCCTAGCAACCTGCTGTTGGGCAAAGGAGCTGATGGCACTTAGGCTATGGGGACGGCCTGATATGGTCCCCATCTGATAATTTGTTAATAGTTCGTTTCAATACGCCTTTCAAATCAATAAATAAATAAACAATCTATCAATTTTCATAAAGG